TGCTTTTGCGCAGGGAAAATAGAGATTGATGGGAGAAGATTATGTTTACATCACTAGACAAAGCAATTGTGGCTCTCTTGGGAAGTTTTATCTTCATAGGAGGCTACTTCGGGCTAGACCTAGAGTTCTTAGGAGGACTAGCTGAACCAGTTGTAGCAGTAGCTACAGCGTTGTTAGTATACTTCGTTCCAAATAAGTGACAGGAGAAGTAGCATTTACTGGACTGTTTATTCTAGCCCTACTAGCAATAGGGTGGAAGGTAAAGAGCTACTTTGATAAGGCGGCCAAAGAAGCGGCCAAAGTTCGCATGGAAAAGAAGCTTGAAGAGATTGAACGTGCTGTTAACGACCTTAACCGCGATGCTCTTGTTGCAGGGGTGCGTGGCCCTAGAAGTGGTCAGAACGGGAGCTAGCTTGGGTTCCTTATACTTCTCTCATCAAGTTTACGTAGCCTCTGACTGTGATTGGGTAAAACCTATTTATTTAGAAGGGAGTGTAGAAGGCATGACAGATAAAGATTTAAGGGGGATAGTTGTACACAACGAAGCGTATCGGGAATTTTGTAACTAATGACTATTTTTCTAATTGGGATGTGGTTTGGATGATACGTGCCTTTGCTCAGGCAGTAATTGCTTAATGATTGAAGACGACGAATACAACGATAACTACCTAGACCTCTTTATTACTGAGGGGTGGAAGCAGTTCATTGAGGATAATCAATTTATTTTAGAATCTCTTGACCTCAAAGAAGCTAAGAACTGGGACGACCACTTAATCATTAAGACTGAGATAGAGATAAGAGAACGTATCTCCGCTTTTGAGGGAGATATCCGAGATGCGATTAACAATCAGAACATCGAGGAAGAAGAATATGATGATGTATGAATACCTATGTGAAGAACATGGGAAGTTTGAGGCTTTCTCGGATATAGCCACGAGGAAGGAACCTAGAGAATGCCCCATATGTGGGGAATTGGCTACATACGCTATTAGTATGCCTAGAAGTAAGCTAGAGGGGATATCAGGTGATTTCCCTACAGCCTACGATAAGTGGACTAGAGCACACGAAGTAGGGGCTAAACAACCCTCCCATTGGTTAGGCGAGTAATCGCCGACGTTAGGAGAGTAGTTCCCTTACGTACTCCACAATCCTTCTAATATAATTAGATAGGGACGGAAAAGAGGAAGCACAATATGTCAGACGAAGCAACACAAGCGGTACAACCTCCGCAAGATTCTTTGGATAAAGCAATCCCAGAGCTTCCAGCAGAGACACCCACAGAACCTACCACTACTGAGCCTGATAAGTTTAGCGGTAAGAGTAGAGATGATATTATAAACTCATACTCTGAGCTAGAGAAGAGGTTTGGACAGCAGGGAGGGGAATTGGGACAACTGCGTAAGGTCACAGATGACTACATTAAATCATCTGAGGCTATTAATAATGTTGCACCACCGCCTACATACGCTCCACAACAACAACCACAACAGCAGCCTATCGAAGAAGAGTCTTTTGACTACATCTCTGAGCCAGAGAAAGCTGTTCAGTCGCAGATTAACAAAGCCTTAGGGCCAATGCAGGCTGAACTAGGTTCTCTTAGAGCAGAGAAGATGGGAGCTAAGCTACAGCAAGCTCATCCAGACTACATGGACGTTGTGCAGAACACTGAATTTCAACAGTGGGTTACACAGTCTCCTATGAGAGTTGAGATGCTTGCTAGAGCAGATAGACAGTACGACTATAACTCAGCTGATGAGTTGTTCTCTACTTGGAAAGTGGTAAGGGGAGCGCAAGCTCCTACTACACCCTCTGACGAAGAGTTTAGAAACGCTTCATTAGAGATAAGTAACGCTGTCCAAGACGAGGAAGCTCCTAAGAAGTTGTATCGTAGAGCTGACATTGTAGAACTTAAGACTAAAAACCCTGCTAGGTATCAGGCTTTAGCTGAGGAGATTCAGCAAGCCTACGTAGAGGGACGAGTTCGGTAGACTAACCGTCTATATCAATTAATTAAAGGAAACATACTATGAGTACTAATGCTTATCCGCCTAGCGGAACAGCTAGTCATGTAACTGGCGCTACTTCGGTAGACAATTATATCCCTGAACTTTGGGCCGACGAGATTATCGCTGGCTTTAAGTCCAACCTCGTTCTTGCGAACTTGGTCTCCACTATCCCGCACACGGGCAAGAAGGGTGATACTATTCATATCCCCAACCCGACCCGTGACGACGCCAATGAGAAGTCTGAGGCTACTGGCGTAACGGTTATCAGTAACGTTGAAGGTAACAAAGACGTTGCGATTGACCAGCATTGGGAGTACTCTCGTTTGATTGAGGACTTCGCTAATGTGCAGGCTAACCCCGTGTTCCGTGGCTTTTACACGGATGACGCTGGCTACGCGCTTGCTCAGCGGGTTGACCGTGAGCTTTGGATGGAGACAACTCTCCTCAACGGTGGTGCGAGTCCTGCCGCTGCTACCCTCTTTGAGACTGGGTACATTGGTGGTGACGGCTCCACGCTGTATGCCAATACCACTCCGGGCAATGGTACCACCTTGACTGATGCTGGTATTCGTACCTTGATTCAGCGTCTTGACGATGCAGACGTTCCTATGAGTGAACGTTCTATTGTCATTCCTCCGGTTGAGAAGAAGACCTTAACGGGCATTCCTCGCTTCACGGAGCAGGCGTTTGTTGGTGAGGGTGGGGCAGGCAACACTATCCGTAACGGGTATGTTGGTGAACTCTACGGTGCAATAGTCTACGTTACGACTAACTGCCCGTATATCCACGTTAATGACCAGACGAGTACTGCGTCAGTTAACTTCAGCTCTACGGACTTAGCTGAAGGTTCGGCTGCGTATGTCGATGAGTATGGTCTTACGGTTGACTGGACGACTGGTACGGTTACCTCGGATATCTTCCGGGCGTGTCTGCTCCTCCATAAGTCGGCTCTCGTGCATATTCCGCAGATGGGTGTTCGCACTCAGACGCAGTATAAGCAAGAGTACTTAGCTGACCTCTTCACCGCCGATGTTATCTTCGGTACTGGGGAACTGCGTGACGACGCTGGTGTGGTATTCGTAGTACCTAACTAAGCAGTAAACTGAGAGTGTTGGGGAGGATTTCCTCCCCTCTCTCTCTACCGTTTAATTCCTGAGGAACATTATTATGGCTAATACAGCAACAGTTGTAGTCAACAAAAGCTCTGGTGCTAGGGAGCAGCTTCATGGCATGTTCTCACATATGTACTTTGCGACTATAACTATAACAAACAACGACGCCATTGCGCTAACGGATACTGCTACCTTCGCGGTAACAGTGACTGGAGCTGCTCTAGGTGACATGGTTTTATTTGGTATAAACAACGACCTAAGTGATGGTACTGACCAAGGGTCCATGACAGCCGTAGTGACAGCAGCTGACACAGTTGCACTACGAGTCCTGGCTGATAAGGGTGAGTACGCTGCTGATGACTTGAATAATTCAATCACTAAGATAGCAGTTCTTAGGCCCAACTGGTAGTAGTTTCAGGATAAATTATGCTTATTAAAATCCCTGATGGCCCAGACCTAGACGTACAGAAATACCACATCGATGAGATGTTTAAGTTCTATAGTATACCATATGAGTATATAGATGAGGAACCTTTAGATGCCAAACGCAGTGACATTCTTACAGGCGATAAACAGAGTTTTGGTAAAACTTCGGGAAGACGAAGTAAGCGACCTAACGACAGCTAATTCTTACCAGAAACTCGTTGCTGCCTTCGTCAATGAGGCTAAGGAAGACGTAGAGAATGCTTGGAAGTGGAATAGTTTACAAGCGGATGGATACCACGGTTTTAACACCACTGCAGGTACGTCTACTGAAGTCCTCTCAGGGGTAGGGCAGGAGTTCACAATTGAGGCAGTATTAAACTCTACTAACAACGTGTGGATGAGAGGACCTATGCCTAACTGGAAGATTAACCAGTGGGCTAACATATCTGGCAGTAGAGGTACTCCTCTCTGGTGGGATATATCTGGAGTAGACTCTTCTGATGACCCTATATTCAGGTTTTGGCCTGCCCCGGACGGTGTGTACTCTCTGAGGGTGTACTCTAGACATAGACAAGTCTATCTAGATACAGCAACCCCCGCACACTCCTCTACTGTTATTAGAGTACCTTGGAAACCAGTGGTGTTTGGTGCCTACTACAGAGCAGTGTCAGAGCGTGGGGAGGACGGTGGACAGATATATGATGAGTCAGTTAAAGCGTATGATGTAGCTCTGTCAGACGCAATAGCTCTAGACTCTACCTTAGGTCATATGCCAACTGACTTCCACAACGATGACCTAAACCTAAAAAGTGATGGTTACATAGGTCTACCTTAAAGTATGCCTAGCCCCCCTCTTATCCCGTTAACCCTGCAAGCGCCTGGGCATAAGGGGCTTATTACTAAGCACTCAGACCTAGCGTTAGATGGTGGTTGGGCTACCACCCTAGATAACGCTGTGTTTGATAGATCAGGAAGAGTTACCTCTAGGAAGGGGTACGAAGAGTTATCATCCAGCACTGACTACACTAGCAATGCTCCTACCCAGATGCACATATTTGAGCATAATACTGGGTCTACAGTTATCACCTCTGGGCTAGACAGTGCTACACATAGGATTTACAGTGGTACGTCTACCTTAACTGACCTAACTGGTACCATTACTGCAGCTACAGCATCTAACTGGAAGTTCGCTAACTTCGTAGATTCTTCTGGTAATGAGAAGATAATTGGTATGCAGACTGGACACGCTATGATTGTGTCAGATGACGGAGCTGCCTTCGCTGACGTAGTTAAGTCAGGTGGCTCAGAACCGCCCTCAGGAGACGCTTTAGCCTCATGCTTCGGGAGACTGTGGGGGGTAGACTCAGACGGCCTCACGGTCCAATATAGTGCCTTAGGAGACGAAACTGAGTGGAACACTGGAGCTGGGTCATTCAGCACTAAGGATTACTGGCCGGGCGGGTTAGACCACGTAGTAGCTATCCACCCTTGGGAAGATAAGCTCATAGTGTTTGGTCAGCATAATACCTTAGTCTACGATGGTGTAGATAATGTAGCCTCAGACTTCGTACTGTGGGATACCATAGCTGGTAACGGGTGTATAGCTAGAGATAGCGTACAGAGCATAGGGTCAGACGTAGTGTTCCTCAGTGACTCTGGATTGAGGAGTGTTAGAAAGACTATGGTAGAGGGGAAAGTCCCCTTAGCAGACTTCTCTCAGGCGGTCTTCTCAGACATTAACCTCCTAACGTCCGGCGCTACTAAGACAGATATTAAGAGCGTCTACTGCCAAGGTGAGGGGTTCTACATACTGTTCTTCGGACAGAATAACACCTCATATATGTTTAATGTCCAAAACCTAGAGCTATCTAGGAGTCTCCCAGAGAGTCAGCAGGTATCAGTATCTAAGTGGACTAGCATGGGAGTTACGTGTGCAGCATACTCTAGAGAGGAGAAGCTCTACCTAGGAGTCACAGACTCTTCTGGTAATGGTCAGGTGGCTTGGTATGCCACCTACCTCGATGGGTCAACTACGTACACCATGAGTTACGCCAGTCCTTGGATGGACCTCTCAGCAGAGCAGCAACCCGGTACTTGGAATAAGATTGTAAAGAAGATAAATGTCACTGTAGCTGGTAATAGTTCCTACATTACTACCTTAGGACTATCGTTTAACTTCAACGACGTATCTAGCACCTACAGCAGAGCAGTAGCAGCTAACACAGATACTGTATCAGAGTTTGAAGCTGCCTCTACTAACGTAGGAGCAGAGTGGGGAACAACTGAGTGGGGTGCTAGGGCTGACAGACAGGAAGTGGCTAGATACAACACCAGAGGGTACGGGCAGTTTATAAAAGTATCGTTTTCAGTACCTGTTAACGGGTATAAATTGAGTCTACAACAAATAGACCTATTCATGAAGAAGGGGAGATTAACTATATGAGTAACTACACTCCTGTTGAGGACTGGTCTGTTAAGGATGGTTTAGCATCGGGTGATGCTGATAAGACTATCTCAGGAGTAGACTTCGACGCAGAGTTTGCTGTAGTACAGACAGCTATTAACTCTAAGTTAGACCAATACAATGGAGCTAGTGCAGATACTACCTTAGGAGCTGCAGACGTTATAAGCATCTACGATGGTGCATATAAGAAGATAACGGTCGCCAATGCTAGATTGCAATTAAGCTCTGAAATAGCCACGTCGTTTAATGTCCTGCTAACCACGGACATAACAGGAAATTCAATCAGTACATGGACAACAGTAGATTCGACTTGGGGGACGGAGCGATGGGACGCTGCCGGTACCTTTTCGGGCTATAAGTGGACGCCGGGAGCTGCTGGCAAGTATTTTT